ACGGAGGAAAAGGCCGAGGAAGTTACCGCAGCCATGCAGGAGGCTATGAATAAAAAATTTGAACAGCTGGGGTTGTGAAAATGAAACGAATAGAATTTGAATTTAACGGCCGTATCTATTTCCTGGCATTTACGGCCGAGGCGCTTTTTACGGTGTACGATCATTTTGGCTACACCACGGACATCCTGACCACCACCGGCTGCCTGGAGCCTACGGCAGAGGGCTACAAAAACCTGTGCTGGCTTGCCGCTCTGATGGCTGCCCAGGGTGAGCTCCAGCGCCGCCGGATCGGCTACTCGGATCAGGAGATGCTGGAAGCCGAAGACCTCCGTGTCAACCTGCCGCCCACCAAAGCCGCTGCTCTGCAGGAGGCTGTCATGGCCGCGCTGCAGGAGGGCTTCCGCCGGGAGACGGAGCCGGATGAGGCCCGCGAGGTCAATCTGGTACTCCAGGAGCGGGAGGAAGCCGAAAAAAAAAAGCAGGCTACACAGGACGCAGCGGATACCTTGCTGCAGCAGCTTACCTCTGTCATTACCCGCCTGCTGACGCCCTCCTCCTCACCCCAGGACAGTGGGCAGATATCCAACAACTCTTAACACCAAAGGAGGCGACCGACGATGGCCGTCCGTGAGATAGGCGCAAAGCTGGTACTGGGCGGCGAGGCGGAATTTAATTCCGCCATGAAAAGCGTCAACAGTAACCTCAAGACCCTGAAATCCGACATGAATGCATGTACGGCGGAATTTGACAGCAACGCCAGCTCCTCCCAGGCGCTGGCTGCCAAGCAGCGCATCCTGGACGACGTTGCCACCCAGCACAGCGCAAAAGTCGAGGCCCTGCGCAACCGTTACCAGCATTTGGTCGCCACGCAAGGCGAGGAGTCCGCGGCGGCGGACAAGGCCAAACAGGCCCTTAACGCTGCCGTCGTTGCCCAGTTGAAAGCCGCCAAGGCCGCCGACAAGAACCGGGAGGCCCTGGAGGCCGCCCAGAAGTCAGAGGGCATCTTTTCCCGCGCCGTCTCCGGCGTCAAAAACGCCCTGGAGACCGCCAACACCAAATTGGAGGACCACGAGAAAAAGGTAAAAAACGCCAAAGAGGCCTGGGAACGTTTTACAAAGCCTGTCGCCAAGGTAAACAGTGCCTTGGGCACGCTGGCCAAAGGCGCTGCCATTGCCACCGCCGCGGTGGGTGCTGCCGGTGTCGCCGCCCTGGGGCTGATGACCTCCTACGCCAAGGAGGCCGCCGAATCCGCCAAGGCAGCCAAAGAGGCGGGCGAAACGCTCACCCCCACACAGCAGACATGGCTGGAATTTTCCAGCCAGCTGGACACGCTGGACGCCGCCGCGGCGTCCGCCAAGGCGGCCCTGGGCTCCGTGCTCCTGCCGGTCCTGTCGGACCTGTCCACCGTGGGCGCGGAGTACCTGCAGGGATTTGCGTCCGAGATGGAGGCCGCCGCAGGCGACACCAAAAAGCAGGGGCAGATCATTTCTGATTATGTAGCCAAGGGCGCCCAGATCATCAAGGACAAACTCCCGGAGTACGCGGCCACCGGCAAGGCCCTCCTTCAGGGTCTCGGCGAGGGCATGGAGGAAAACGGTCCGGAGATCCTGGACATCGGCGTTGATTTGGTCATGGACCTGCTGGACGGGCTGATTTCCGCAGCCCCCCAGGTGGGGGACGCGGCCGTAGAAATCGCGGGTGCGCTGCTGGAGACTCTGGCCGAGCGCGGCCCGGATATGCTGGCCGGCGGCATAGATATGGTCGTGCAGTTGGTGTCCGGTCTGGCCCAGGCTGCCCCGAACATCGTGCCCATGGCCATCAACCTTGTGACTACCCTGCTGACCACGCTGCTGGAGCATGCACCGGATCTGCTGATGGCCGGTCTGCAGCTGATCCTGGGCATCATCTCCGGCATTGCCGAGGGCCTTGGCAACATTTCCGCCGCTGCGGGCGACGTGATCGAGACCGTCAAATCGGCAATCAATGACAAAATCACCGACATCCTGGACGCCGGCCGCCGAATTGTGGAAGGTATCTGGCAGGGCATTTCTGCCGGCAAGGAGTGGATCTACGATAAGATTTCCGGCTGGGTTGGCGACGTCGTGCAATTTATTAAAAACAAACTGGGGATCGCGTCCCCGTCCAAGGTCATGGCCGCCCAGGTCGGTGTCTGGATGCCCCGGGGCATCTGGGCAGGCTTTGCGCAGGAAATGCCCGCCGTTAACCGCATGATCGCCAACAGCATCAACACCACCTTCGACCTGCCGGGGGTGCACACCGGCCGCGCGTCTTCCGGCACTGGCAACTACGCTGTCGGCGGGAAGACGGTCAACCTGTACTTTAGTGCCAAGCAGATTACACAGGCGGACATCTCCATGATCGTGGACACCGTCAACCGGGAGCTGGGAGGTGCCATCGCTTGAGACGGTTTTATTTTCAAAATTCGGCGGGCGAAAAATGGCCGCTGAACGGAGAGCGAGGGGTCTACCTCACCGAGCCCCAGGGCTTGGGTGCAACCCTCTCCCCGGTCTTTGCCGACCTGCAGTACGGATTTTTCGAGCCGGTTGCGGACGCGGCAGAGCCCCAGAGCACCGTCACCGGGACGTTGGTCTTTGTCCGGCCTACCCCATACCAGACTTACAGGCAGCTGCTCCAGTGGATCGGCACGGAGGTCACCATTTGCTATGTGCCCACTCCGGGCACAACGTACTACCGGGATCTATCCATCAATTACGTCCAAAAGGGCGAGCTGACGGAGCTCGGCTGGCTGGAGTGTCCATTCAGCTTTTTCGCCACTGGCCCCTGGTATGTGGGCGACATCAGCACGCTGCGCATCGGCGCGGACAGCAGCGACGGCACGCCCAAGCGGTACGACTACGCCTACGAGGCCGACCTGCGGTACGGCTCAGACGCCGTATACTCCCTGTCCGGTACGATCTACAACCGCGGGCAGCTGCCCGGCGTGGTTGATCTGGTCTATACCGGGGCCGTCATCAATCCCCGCATCCGGCTCATCGGCGAGGTCACCGGCCGGGTATACGGCCTTTGCTCCGCCGAGGCATCCCTTGTCGACACCGACACGCTGCACTACACCAACGACTACCGGTCGGCGGTGCTGCAGCGTATTCCCGCGGATGGCGTGGTAGAGGATCTGCTGGACAGTCTGGATCTGTCCACGGACCCCTTTTCCCGGCTGCCGGTCTCGGAGCCGGTGATCATTGAGCTGGTCTCGGACACCGCCCTCACAGGACAGGCCAGTGTCAAGGTCTACTCGTATTGGAGGACTGTGTAATGGATCTATATCTCAAATCCTTCGTCACCTTCCGAACGGTGGCCCGGTACACGGCCCTCAGCTGGGCGCTGGTGACAGACTCCCTGGACTACGAGACCAGTACCGTCACCGTGGCCGGTACGGACCTGAGCGCCGATCAGGCGGGCAACTGGGCCATCATCAACGATCTGATCTACGGCATTCTGACCGTCAAGCCCCAGACCGACCGGACACTGCTGACGCTGGTCTCCCCGCTGGACCTGATCACCCGGCGGCTCTACCCGCCGGAGCAGTCCGAGGGCCAGACCGTCGGTGGCTTTTTGGCCGACGCCGTTACGGACAACTACGTCCTGGCAACCGACCCGGTCTACGCCATCCCCTACATCGTGGTGTCCAGTTTGGACACCACCGCATACGTCCCGCCGGAGGTGGACAACACCGGCTGCTACGCCCTGGCCGACTACGCCCGGCTGATGCGCAAGACCTACGGCGTGACCATGCGCTGGACATTTGACCGCGAGAAAATCTATCTTTCCATCCGGTTGCCAGCCAAGCAACACCATAACGTGATCTTCGGCGGCGGCATCGCCCAGCTGATGCAGGCGGACTTTTCCAGCAGCGGCACGGCAAAGATCACCGCCGTGTCGTACGAGGACACCGGCAAGGTGGACGAGGCCGGGGAGAAAATCCAGCAGCGCGTTACATCGGACTGGTACCTGGGCGAGGACGGCAGCGTCTACGACTCCCCGCCTGCCCGCCGGGCGGCCGGCACATGGAGCATCCTGGCCGTCACCAACAAGACGCCCATCCGGGATCAGGTTGCAGCGTCGTTTGCAAAAAACAAATCCAACCACAAAATTGAGTTTTGGAGCGGACGGCCCTACGCCGTAGGCGACGAGGCAACTTTCCGTGTGTACGGGCAGATTTTACAGTCTGCCATCTCCTACGCCCGGGTGACCTCTGAGGACAGCCGCACATACTACAAGTCCGGCGAGCTGGCCGTGACAGCCGCCGAGAAGCTGAAAGCGAGGTAAACAGTATGGCAGATTTTTCCGGCGTAACCTTTGCAAAGCAAAATGTCACGCCCGCCGATGACGGCCTGGTCCGCCGGGCACTGCTCAGTGACGGCATCCTGACCGGCTGCAATTTTAGCTACTCCGGCTATACCCTTAGCATGAGCGCCGGGGCCCTGATCGTCTGCGGCCGCCAGATCCGGCACCCCAGCGCCCAGAACTGGGCCGTTGTCGGCGCGAAGTCCGGCTATGCCCGGCTGGTGCTGGACATCGACCTGACCAAATCCAGCACAAAGGAGCTATTTGAGCAGGTTTCCACCACCCTGGAGTATGCCACCGACGAGGCTGGATTTACGGAGCTAATCCAGGAGGATCTCAACGTCTCCGGGTCCCACTACCAGATTGCCCTCTGTGTGGTCTCGCTGGGGGAGGCCGGCATTACGGGCATTGTGTCCCAGCTGGACAGTGCTGCGGGGACCGGTGGAAATTTTAGCGTGGTTGGCGGCCTGACCCAGCCGACCAGCCCGAAAGAAAATATGATTTGGGTCAAAGCAGATGTCAAAAAGGCACCAAAGTACGTTTTTGCTGTTGCGGCTCCGGAAAGCCCAAGTGATGGGCTAATCTGGTTTCGAGCGACCAACGCTGGAATTATTACCCAGACGAATGTTTATACTGGTGGTGCCTGGGTGGCGGCGGATACTTATATGTATCTGGGCGGCAAGTGGGTACAGATTGCATCGGCGTGGAACGGGGAACTGTTTGACAACGGAAATCAGTATACGCCAGTGACCGGCGGATGGGTCGGAAATAACCAAACGGAAATTGGAACTACGCTGACACTCAAAGTTGCGAATTCCAGGCCAATTGTATCGACGCAAAAGGCTATTGATCTTACAGGATTCACAAAATTGCATTGCATTGCTGATATGGCTTTCGGAAAGTTTGGCGTCACAGACATTAAAGCCGTGACTGATAATGAACCTAACTGGGTTGCGTCTGCGGGTATAGGAACAAGTGACACAGTGCTTGATATATCCGCAATCAAGTCGGGTTATATCCAGTGTTTTGCGGTAGCCAGCTGGGGTGTAACAATAAATGTTACAAAGATGTGGCTTACGTGAGGTGACGAGTATGACGATTTATATTAACACAGATTTCAAGTGCCACACCGTGGCCGGGGACGGGATGACAGCCGTGGAGACAACCGCCTTTGACGGTAAATGCGTCGCCTACATTGAGGGCTACCGCTTTGTCCCAGCCGGGAAGACCTGGATGGCAGCGGACGGCACGGTGTATTCCGGCGAAATGATTACTCCCTGGAAGCCCTGGGAGGAGCTGGAAACCGCCCAACGTGCCTATGAGCGGGAGCGTGCTGCCGCGCTGGAAGCCCAGAATGACGAGCTGGTGGAGGCCATGGCGGCCATGGTGGAGGATGTGTATAACGCCGATGTGGCTGCAATTGAGGAGGGATAAACGGTGATTGCCGTATCCATAAATTTTTTATTTGGAGGAAGAAAAAATATGTACAAGAGCATGAAAACCCTGATTACCCGGAAGTTTTACAAGGTGGCAGAGGCGGCCCAGAAAAAGCTGGATGTGTTCTTCGCCGTCAATCGGCTGAGTGACGACGAATACACCGAGCTGACGGCCCTGGTGGCAACTGTCTACGGCGCGGATGAAGCCGCAGAGGACACCCCCGAGGCCGAGGCGTAAAGGAAAGGAGGCAGCGGCATGGTGCCGAAGCAAGTTGTGCCGGACCGGCGCGGACTGGTAGAAATCGGAAAAATCAAGGAAAACCTGGTAACGGAGGTTGCCTTTGACTGCGCCGATCTGGGCGACGGAAGCGGGGCCTATGCCGTTGTCTTCCAGCGGCCCAAGGACGCGGCCCCCTACCCCGTGGCGTTCCGGGCCGAGTGGCCGAGTATCGTCTGGGTGGTCCAGGCCGCCGACACTGCCAAGGCCGGGACCGGCAAGGTGGAAATCCGGTGGTATGGTGACGGGGACCAGGTGGGCAAATCCAAGACATACATGGTACGCATTACCGACGGGCTCCCCGACCCCACCGAGGCCCCGGAAGCCTGGGAGGGCTTTATGGGACAGGTGGCCCAGAACGCCCAGGCGGCTCAAACTGCAGCGGGAGAGGCCAAGGCCAACGCAGACGGTGCGGCGGCATCTGCCGGGGTTGCCCAGG